CATAACCGAACATACACGCCCATAGGCACAGTAATACAAGGTTGCAATTATCCAAGTCTTTTTTTGCGGGGGCGGGGGAAAAGCTCCGTCCGACGAATTTTGGTATAGTCAGCATTGAGATCGTAACATCGCCAATGCCCTTCGCTGCGCATGAATTCGCCAACGGTGACGAGCATCCAGCGCAGCTTCTCTCCATCAGCCCTCAGGTTCATGCGCTGCCCAGGCTGCATCTCGGCCAGGAAGTTATATAGCTTCAGCATGTATTTTGATGCCTCTTTGTCGGTCATCAACGCATGAACATATTCGTCTGAGTGCTTAATGAGGTCAGAACGGATCTCCGGAGTCATCATCTTCTATGTTTGCATTAAAGTTAAGCTCGTCAATGGTGCTTCCAACCGACTGAAGGTATATCATATCTTCACTCTTGCCGTCAACCTTGCGCGTGATACGGTCGGAACCGTTGCGCATACTCTCCGGATTCAAGGTTTGAACATAAGGACATAAGGCTGCAAAGCCCTTGAGCGCCTTGGTAAACCTCTGCATAGACCAAAATGTATTTGTCACCTTTGCGAAATCCTTGAAGTCATCGTATGCCTTTTTGCGGACAATCAACCTGTCTAAGTTACCACTGTCCTTTGCAAAGTAAGTATTCGCCCACGCCTCGAAATTGTCGCCCATATCCGCCTTGTGCTTGCGCTTCATGATGTTACCCATGGGCGGTTGTATCTTAATACCGGAATGGACGGTGCTCAGATAGAACTGAAGGCAGCGGGCAAAGAAATTCAAGTCGGCATTCCACTCTGATTCTGTATAATCCGTTTGAGAAAAGAGATTTTTGCCGAAATCATCATAGATTGAACGAGTCTCCAAGTAATCGTTTTCATCGGTTTTTTGGTGGTAATAATCAGAAAATACCGTATATATCAACCGGGCATCTGAACTGGAGTCGAAGTTACCCGGCACGTAATTCGTGCTGAAAGCGAACTTCGGGCTGCTCTCAAACTCGATATAGAAAGAATGGTTGTTTTTCGGGTTGACAGTCATACCTCCTGTGATACTGTCGTAAAACAAACCGGTATCCAAGTAACGGTGACAGTCATCAACGATGATGAAGTCGGTGTGCTGGTTGACTTGCTCAAACACGTGGTTATTATCCATCAGTTTCGGATTTCGTCCGGACAAGACTACAGTACGAAGAAACTGTTTCAGGGAAGTCAGGAAAAAGGACTTGCCCGAACGCCCATTGCACTGCCCCTCTTCGCCAATCTTGTTGTCCATGGCATACACCGCCCATGCCCGTGAGGGCGACTTGTAGCGGTGCAGGTTATAGCCAACCGCGAAGATCTTATTCACGAAATTCTGCTTTTGTTCATGAATCTCTTCGGCACTGAGTAATGGACCGGCCAAGTCGAATTTATGCTCCGCCCGGTAGGCGGCCGCCTGGTCCTGGTCTTTGTCCGCCCACAGTTCTTCTAACTCCTTGCGCCAATGAACACGGCTGGAGTTGATAAGATAATCCATGTAGTGACTGTCATGTGGGTTGACGGTTACATCCCAACTCCCATCAGCTGCCCGTTTGATCGTGAAAGGCTCCGGCAGCACTTTCACCTTGTGAGGGATGATGTTGTTCGTCCAAACGTACACACCACCTGCCTCTTTGACCTCTTCTATGCCGGAACCTGTAATCTTCCAGTTCACATTGTCGAAGAACATGGTCTGGCTGTTGAACGTGTGTGCGGTGAAATTCAGGTCAATCTCATCGAGCATAGACAAGCCGCTGCCTCCAACACGAGGAGAATCCAGAATCAGATTGCGTATATCGACAGGCAGGAACCGACGCATAGCGTCACTCTTCAGGAACGACACAATATCGCCAGCCTTGATCTCGCTGACCTTGAATCTGTCCACATGCACATAGCGGGGCGTATCGCTATTATCATCCTTCAGAATGTAATAGCCGTTCAGTCTGAGAAAATAATGCAGGTATGACGAGTTGACCGTATAGGTCTTGTTGCCGTTGCGCTGCCCGATTTTCTCCTCCCAGTACTGGGCAGGCATAGCCAGTGCCAGCAAGTTGCGGAAATCCTCATTGGACGGGTGCAGTTCTACATAATCACGGAAGTCCTTGCGCGGCTTGCCCCGGCGGTCACGGTACCGTCCCAAGGATTCGGGCAGCCACACGGTATAAATGTGCAAAAATTCCAAAGCCAGTTCCGTGCCCCTACGGATGCCTGTACTATCAATGTCGGGGATATTATAGAGACGCTTCACGTATTTCATGATCTCTTTAATTTCATCAGACGTGATCTTTTGTGTCTCACTATTGAACCACAAGGGATAATACCCCAACGCCCTGACACACAGCGCATCACGCTCACCTGAGCAGATGAACGCCTCTTCGAGCTTCTGCGATATGTAAGGCTTGCCCTCATTGGCCGGATCATCAAAAAACTGCGTCTCTTGTGAGGCGTTCCATTTCGCCCAAGCAGCCTTCAGCTCGTACAGCCCATTGGTATAATACCGGGGTTTGACGCCATCAGGCGTATAGCTAAAACGCCACTGCTTGTCCGGATTCAACGGCTCATAAATCTTGTAGAAAGATTTTTCGCTCTCCGGCTTGCCGTCCGCTCCGGGAATGACACACTGACGCATCAGAATCGGGTAAGTCGGTGTGGTGTATTTGGTGGTCACCTCGCGGTTCTTGACGTAGCTGATTGACTTGGCCACATGCCAATGCAACGCATCGCAATGCTCCTGTTTCACACGAGGGCCCAGTATGGCAAGCTGCTCAGGAGTAAACGCTTCTTCAAGTTCGAAGAACCGGGAACCTTCAGCTTCATCAGCCGAAGCCGGTCTCTTGCGGATATCAGGCTTGTTGACGGAATGCTTCAGTTCGTCGGAAACATTATAGCGCGCAGCCAGCAAGACAACGGCCTCGCCAAAACTGACGTGCTCCTCCCTCATGCAAATATCAATCGGGCTGGTAGCCGTTCCCTGGTCACCAAAATCGGTCACCTTGTAACAATCACCGTATTTGCGTATGCATGCGGACGCATCGTCTTCGTCCGGACGAATCTTAAATTTCTTACGGTTATCAACACATCCCTCGGCCTGTGGATAATAATACAGAATGATATCCAGACCATCATGAGAAGCGGCATATATATCTGAAGCTTTTATCATAGAGTCTTATATTAGCGGTACAAAATTACAGAGTTGCATTTTTTTCGGAAAGACCAGCCTCTCCCCCTGCCTTTAGGGGAATGTCATAGTCTCTCTTGCGAATGTTATGTGTGCCTGCATAGCAGCGTCCGTATCCGTCCCAAAACACGCGCCTGTCGGTCGGAATCCGGCACATCACTCCATTCACCAGTTTTCGCTTGAGCACACGAATGGCACCTGTCACCTTGCGGACCTCGCCGGAATGGTCGGTAAGAAAGAACCGGAAGAAGGACACCCCCTCGGGTTGTGCCAGCTCCCATTCCCGGATAGTATATAGTCTGTATTGATTCATCATCAGAACTTTGTTTTTAGCGATTTGAATTATAACATTTCCAGAATCTCATCATAGGTTATTTGCCCTTTTCGCCTTTCCGGTGTCCCGACCAATGCCATACGTTCCCTTTTCCTTTCACAGAAATAGCTGCGTACACACCGGCGGAGATAATTGTAAGGATCAATTGTGAACAGTTTCTTTTCACACACACCTGATATTACACGGGTGATGATACTTTGCCATGCTTCCTTTATAACATCCTGGCTGTTAGTGAATCCTCCTGAATACATATAGCCTTTGATCTTTGATTCGTAAGTGGTAAAGGCTGATGTCATTTCCTCCATATCACTTTTTTCATAAAAGTCTATCATAACTTCGGCTATACGGACAGCCTCGCGATAGCGTTGGACCAGATCTCTTTGGGAAGAACTGTGTCTGAAAGGTATTATAACTTTCTTGCAATAATCCCCGCGTGTCATCAGAACCGGTTTGCTATCTTCCGTCATAATGACTATCCCTTTTATGGAATCAGGGGATACCTCATGCTCAACCGCATACAGGAGCCTGCCTAAAGTGAACCGATACATACGCTTCTGTTTTCTTAGCAAGTAACGTCCATCAGAACCAGGTCTTATCAGTCTTCCGGTGTTGGTGTTCCATAATTCACCATTCCTGCTTATCTCATAGTGAAATCCATGAATAAGATACCGTTGATTTTTATCTAGTGTATTCATTTTGGTTTAGTTTTGAATTAAAGTACAAAGCATTTCACCTTGTAAAACAATCTACCTGGTGAACTCATGGCATAAACGTCTCCGTTGGCAAATTCAATTTTATTGCCTGTGCAGTTGATTATTCTATTATCTTCACTCTCCAATTTAAGAACCTCTTCTTTTGTCATATTTCATCCTCCTCTATTTCAAGTAAGACATTAAGTTCCACACTATCCGTAAATCCATCATCAGGATATACAGTTTCTTTTTCTACATATTCAATCCCGTGAACACGTATAAATTTAGCGTTCTCTTCATCCTAGTTTGATTCTGTTCTATCTGTGAGCATAAATACATTGGCTGATTTAGGCATTTTTTTAAGCTTTTCTATAAGCTCTCCAACAGTTAATGTTTTCATAATTTTATTCCTTTTTAATTTAATATTAATCATCTTCAACGAAAGTGTTAGTCGTGTTTATCACACCAGCAGAATCAACGCTCTTACCATCCCGGATAAACACTTTTTCTCGCATTAACTCTTCATAGTCATATCGTGACATTCCGATTACACACACACGACCATCAACATACAATTTACATTTCATTAATTCAGTTTCTTCTATCGGACCGATAACATCTATTTGAATTGTTCTTTTATTCATAATTCATTCCTTTCTAAATTAATTATTAGTTAATTGGCAGTTTCATAAAACACATCCACATAGTCTTTCCATGTCTTCCAGTAGTATGGCCGAAGAGTGGTTGCCGATTGATGGCACTCAATACTTCCCTAACTGTTATCTGATCCTCATTCCATTTGAAAATCAGAACTCCGTAGTCATCCAGAACACGAAAGCATTCATCAATTCCCTTTTTTATCACCCTTGGCCAATCTTCAGGAAGTTTACCATACTTCTTGGCTAACCAACTATTTTTGCCAACCTTTAGCAAATGGGGTGGATCAAACACTACCAGTTTAAAGGATTTATCCAAAAACGGCATATCGGTAAAGTCCGATACGATGTCTGGGTGGACTTTCAGATTCCGCCCATCACAAAGAATGTATTCTTCGTCCCTAATGTCAGCAAACAAAGCCAAAGGGTTTTTTTTGTCAAACCAAAACATCCTACTGCCACAACAGGCATCTAATATTATTTTTGTTTCACTCATTTCTATTCCGTTTCGAATCAAACTATACCAACCCACTCATTAATCGTAGTATTCAAAGCCCCCATAACAAACATCTTGTCACTTTCATCATACTCCATCAGCACCTCCACCATCCGGTCACCATTACAATCATCGAATTCTTTTCCCGTCTGAATATTGACAGGAAGATCATTCTCATGGACTGCTCCAAGCCACGCCTCGAGCAATCCTTTGTTCATTTCCACTTTATCACTTTTCATAATCTTTATTTCATTTGATTTTGATGCCAGTAGGCAATCAACTCGCCCACGTTACGCACCTTGATTTTTGCTTTAATATTTTCTCTATGCCGATTAACGGTACAAGGTGATATGTGCAATTCTGCTGCGATATCGTCCGTCTGGTAATTGGATGCTATTAACCGAAACACTTCCATCTCACGTTCTGTCAATGAAGTATTCAACTCAGGACGACATATTACCCCCTCATGCTCACACTCGCCCCGAAGAGGACATTTAACCTCTTCGAAAACAAATAGGCCATCTCTGTTTATATCTAAATTATGCTGATCATATTCGCCGAAGTTACAGCGTATGAATCGATGAACAACCCGGAATTCATAATACCAACGATTCATTGTACTGCTTGAATAAATCTGCATCAAACGGGTATGTGCTTTAGGGTATCGATCTCGAATAACTGATAACATGCACTCTATCGTCGGACGGTTGTTCTCATCCAAAACCACAGCCGGCCGCCCTAACTCCTTCATCATAACATCCCCTTCGGGCGTGTTGTAGAACTCTATGTTGGCTATCTCATTCATCTTTAGATGGGAACAATTCTTCAACACTCATACCAAGATATTCGGCTATGATTTTTTGCTTAATAGGAGCAGGAGGATTCAACCCGTTTATCCACCTGTACACCGATGCCGGAGTAGAGCACGTGATTTCTGCTAACTTTTTAATAGTATCCATCTGCTGATTCGGCAAGCTCTTCATGTAGTCTGTAAATACCATAATTGATAAATTATTAAAGTTTTATATTCGTTTAATATCTCTTTTTACTAACTTAGCTACGTGAATTTATTAACATGATGCAAATATGATAACTATATTTATCATATACAAATAGAATGATATTTATATTTATCATGTTAACTTTTATTATATATATGATGATAAAGCAACGCTTACTTGACATCTGTGAAGCTCTAAATATATCAGCTAATCAATTTAGCATTGATATAGGTATGAGCAGATCATACATAGCTAATTTAAAAAAGGACATAACAACAGAAGTACTGCTAAATATACATGTCAAATACCCTTCAGTTAATATCATGAGGATTATTACTGGAGAAGGAGATATCTTGCTCTGCAAACAAAATTTGCAGATTGACAATTCTTTTTTTTTAGAAAAATATAATCAGCTTGAAATCGAAAACAAGAAATTGCTTTTGGAAGTGGGAGAACTAAAAGGTGAACTCAAAACAATTAAAAAACATGCCCAAGTGGAAGACAATGCAATATGTGCCGATGCAAGCGGATCAGATTTGGAGAGATAGAATATATAGTAAAAAAATATTAATAATCAAAACGATAGGGAACTATATCTATAAAATAAATAGGACATATTTCGGACTCACACATATAATTTTAACCCATTTCGGGAATGTATATCGTTGATTTTCAATCACAATCATCTTATAAAAAGACAAATAAGGTCAGGCCTCCGCAACTAAAAAGAG